TATGCCTACCAACGGAAATCTGTACAAGTGGAATGAGGATCTTAGATCCTGGATCGAAATTTTCATTTAAGGCATTAAACGAGGTGAATGATGTCGGAGCAGATTGATGCAACGGAGGCCAGATTGACCACGCATGAGCAAGTCTGCGCCCACAGGTATGAGGGCATCCAGAAAAGTTTTGAGTCAGGCTCTAAGCGCATGGCCAAGATTGAGTATCTGCTCTATGCGGTGATTGCTGCCGTGTTGTTGGGGCCAGGTGTTGCGGCTGAGTTTGTCAAGAAGCTGCTTGGCATATGAAAGATTGGGCTGTCAGCTTTATCGCGGCAGCCCTGCTTGTCTGCATGATCATCTGGTGCGTCAAAGTATTTATTGAGGTTTTGCTGTAATGGAACCGATCACAATGGCCTTGACGGCCATGGCTGCTGTCCAAAAGACAGTATCCATGATCAAACAGGCATCAAAAACTGCCGATGATGTGCGCAGCCTCGGACCACTGCTTGGTCGTTACTTTGAGCAAAAGCACGAGGTCACCAAGGCACTGAAGGACGCCAAGAAAAAAGGCGGCTCCAACATGGGCCAAGCTGTTCAGATTGAGCTTGACCTCAAGGCCCAGCGTGATTTCGAGGAGCAGGTCAAAGGCTTGTTTTTCCCCAACGACATGGACGTCTGGAACTCCATCATGGTCCGTGTGGCCGAGATGGACAAGCAAGACAAGATTGACGCCCAACTGTCCCGAGACAGGGCGCTCAGAGCCAAGCAAGAGCGTGAAGAGCTTGTCGAAATCCTGATCGTTGTTGGCGGAATCGTTGTCATCTTTTCGCTGGTTGGCTTTGGTGTTTACCTGGTCATGTATGGGATGAAGCCATGAAATACCTTGCCGCAGCCATCCTTTTGCTTGCTGGTTGCGATGAGCAGTATCGATATTTCTGCCAGAACCCTGACAACTTCCATGCTGAACGCTGCCAGAAACCTCGCTGCCAGTTCACGCAGACTTGTCCTGAGTACCTTGTCGCGCCAATATTGGAGAAGCAAATTGAGCAAACCAAACCAGCCGCCGAGCCAACCCCGGTCCGTTGAAGAAGAAACCGCGCTGCTGGAGGTCCGCATTTGGGCTTTTGTGGTGGTGGCTGTAACCATCATTTTGTTTGGCATCGTGACAGCCTTGCTGTATTCGGTGACGTTTGTCACCCAGCCGATCAAGTCAATGGCCCCCATTGACCAGGCGTACACCAAGATGCTGAACGACATCGTGCTGCTCATCGTTGGCGGCATCGGTGGCGTCATCGGCAAACGTGCTGTATCGACAGCGGCCAAGGCATTCACGCCACAGCCTCCACAGCAGCCGATGTGCCAGCCAATGATGGGTGGCTACAGCCAAAGCAGTTATGCGCCTCCACAGTCCGCCTATGGCCTGCCAAGCCAGCCTTTTGGTGCAATGCCTGTGTGGAAGAATCCAGAGCTTGATGAGTCCTGGACCCCAGGCCCACCACCGACCACGCCACCAGAGCATTTGGAAGACGATGAGGACCGTGCGGAGATCGCCGAGGCACGTAGGGAGGCCGAATGAACCCGCTGGCCCTGTACCCCTCAATCGCTCTTGTTGCGCTGCTGACTGTTGGCGGCTTCTACAAATACGGCTACAGCAACGGCTGGGATGACCGCGATACCGAGATGCAAATCGAGATCGCCAAGAAGAACGAAGAGGCAAGAGTCAAAGAGCAGGAGATGGCCAAGGCTGTCGCTGACAAAGAAACCGAACTCAGAAAGGCCAACGATGTCATCAGCAAAAAGCAAATGGATCTTAACGCTGCCATTCGTGCTGGCAGGGTGCGCTTCCCCTCCGCCAGTTGTCCACAAGCCAGCCCAAGTGCCACCGTTGTCGCAAGAGATAGCAACCAAGCGCCAGGCCAACCTGACCGAGCGCCTGACGCAGATACTGGTCCCAGCGAGTCCGAGCGCCAAACCCTCGAACTGATTGCACAGATTGCAGCCGATGGGGACAAGGCCATCAATCAATTGAACGCCTGCATCGATGCATACGACAACATGAGGAACATCATCAATGGTCAACAGTGAACAACTCCAAAAGCTGCACATTGGCCCTCATTGGGTTGATGCACTGAACGCCACCTTTGAGCGATTCAATATCCTGACCCCGCGCCAGCAGGCCGCCTTCATTGGCCAGTGCGGCCATGAGAGTGGCAACTTCAGGGTGCTGGAGGAGAACCTCAACTACAGGGCGGCCACGCTGCTCAAGCTGTTCCCCAGAACGCAGCGGCGTGCCTGGGGCTTTACGCCTGAAGAGGCTGCTGCATATGAACGACAACCAAAGAAAATTGCAAACCGCATTTATGGAAACCGCATGGGCAATCGGGACGAGGCTTCTGGTGATGGGTATCGTTTTCGTGGTCGTGGCTGCATCCAGTTAACAGGATCTGCAAATTACCACCATGCAGGGCAGGCGCTGGGTGTGGACTTCATCATGGAGCCTGACCTGGTTTCAACTCCTCAATACGCTGCCATGACTGCTGGGTGGTTTTGGGACACCCAAAAGCTGAATGCTTTGGCCGAAGCTGGCAACCACCTGGCGCTCACAAAGAAAATTAACGGCGGCACGATTGGGCTGGATGACCGCATCAAGCACACCAACCACGCAATTGAGGTGTTGGGCGGTTAAAGGTGGAATAATTGCACCATGGCCAATGTCAAACAGCAATTAGAAACTCCATTTGTACCGAGTCTGGGATTCCCACCAGAGGGGTATGAGCGCAGGCACTTTAATGAAAATTACGGTGCGCTCAACAATTTCTTTTTGAAGCTGGTGTTCAGCCTTGGATCGCTGTTTGGCCCAAGGGGCGGCAAGTTCTTAAACAACCCATATGGCGCGTTTCAGGACTCGACAAATCAAGTGGCTGCAAGCACAACTGTTGCGTACCCTATTACGTTCAACACCACAGACTTTTCTAACGGGATAACGATGGCAAGCGGCAGCCGCATGACGGTGGCTGACTCTGGCATTTTTAATATCCAGTTTTCCATTCAACTAAAAAACACAACCAGTAGTGGTCAAGATGTGGATATTTGGTTTCGCAAGAATGGCACAAATATTGACAATTCAAACAGCAGATTTCACCCGCCAGCAAGAAAAGGCTCTGGTGATCCAAGCCACATCATTGCCGCCTTAAATTTCTTCATTAACCTTGTGCCTGGAGACTACATTGAGATAATGTGGCGCACAGAAAGCACAGGCGTATCTATTGAGGCTTTTGGCACAAGCACCAGCCCAACAAGACCAGCCGTACCATCCGCTATTGCGACCATGACGTTTGTGTCCAATTTACCGAGTTAACAGCCATGTACATCCCCATCAAACTGCCGCCAGGCATTTACCGCAATGGCACTGAGTACCAAGCTGCTGGCCGCTGGTATGACGCCAACCTGGTGCGCTGGTACGAGAATACGCTGCGGCCCATTAACGGCTGGCGCAAGCGATCAGACAGCCAAATGACGGGATCGTGCCGAGGCATCATCACATGGCGTGCCAACGGTGGCGACCGGTGGATCTCGGCTGGCACCCACTCCAAGCTGTATGTGATGAACGAGTTGGGAGTCTTGAAAGACATCACCCCCACCGGCTTCTCCACGGGTTACGCCAACTCCACCACGCTCACCGGATACGGCACAAACGTATATGGCGCCTTTGCCTACGGCGTGGCGCGGCCAGATACGGGCCAGCCACTGCCAGCCACCACATGGTCCATGGACACATGGGGCGAGTACCTGGTGGCCTGTTCAAACCACGATGGCAAGCTATACGAGTGGCAGCTTGGCTTTTCCTCGCCAACGCTGGCAGCCGCCATCACCAACGCACCAACAAGTAACAAGGCCGTGCTGGTCACGCAAGAGCGCATCATTTTTGCGCTCGGCGCTGGTGGCAACCCGCGCAAGGTGCAGTGGTGCGACCAAGAGGACAACACGCTGTGGACACCTGGCACTGACAACTTGGCAGGCGACTATGACTTGGCCACGCCTGGGTCATTGATCGCTGGCAAGCGTGTCAAGGGCGTTAACCTGCTGTTCACGGATGTGGATGTCCACACAGCGCAATATGTGGGTGCGCCATTCGTTTACGGCTTTGAAAAGGCTGGCTCGGGCTGCGGCCTGATCTCGGCTCAGTCTGTGGCGGCCATTGATACGGCGGCCATCTGGATGAGCAAGTCGGGCTTTTGGATCTATGACGGTTACGTCAAGCCACTGCCCAGCGATGTGTCGGACTATGTGTTCGACAACATCAACCTGGCCCAGGCCTCCAAGATTTATGCTGTCCATGTGAGCAAGTACGGCGAGATCTGGTGGTACTACCCAAGCAGCGGCAGCAACGAAAACGACAGCTATGTCACGTTCAACTATCGTGAGAACCACTGGAATATTGGCACGCTGGCACGCACGGCTGGTGTGGATGCTGGTGTGTACACATACCCGCTGATGGTGTCCAGTGATGGGTACATCTACGAGCACGAGGTGGGCTTTGCTTATGACGGTGCGTCAGTCTTTGCCGAGTCTGGACCCGTCCAGATTGGCAATGGCGACAACATTATGAGCGTGCTGCAAGTGATTCCAGACGAGCAGACGCTAGGTGAGGCTGTGGTGTCATTCAAGGCCAGGATGTACCCGACAGGCGCTCAAACGTCATATGGGCCTTATTCGGCATCCAACCCGACCAGCGTGCGGTTTTCTGGCAGACAGGTCAACATGAAGGTGACAGGCGACACATTGGCCGATTGGCGTGTGGGTGTCATGCGCCTTGACGCTGTGGCTGCTGGCAAACGATGAGCGACCTTGGGCATTTGGAGAGACTGCGCCACCATGTGGAGGCGGCATTAGAATACTCTGGAGGCACACACCATTTCGATGATGTCGTTGAAATGGTTAAGCAGAACAAGTTGCAGCTATGGCCTGCGGTGAATTCTGTGGTGCTCACTGAGATCATTGTCTATCCCAGGCTCAAGAATTTGCATTACTTCTTGGCTGGTGGCGACCTCGATGAACTCTCACGGATGCGACCGATGATCGAATCCTGGGGCAAGTCGATTGGTTGCACCAGGGTGTCATTGGCAGGCCGAAGGGGCTGGGCCAAGACATTT